TATGAATCATTATTAACTACAGATATACTATTAAGTACGTTTGATAAATTCTTTTCTAAAAACGAAGTGTAATCCGATTCGTTAACTAGACGTAATTGTGACGAAAATGACTTAGGTGCATTTTTTCTAATTTCTTCAACTGTTTCTTCATCAGATAGTGAAGTGGAATTTTGTGGATTATTAATAGTAAGAAGAGAAGCATTTGAGCTGTTTATAAAAATTGTTTCATTTTTGTTAGCAAACGTATCTTCGAAAATCTGTCTTTGTCTAATAGAGTCATATACAAAGAGTGAGTTACCATTGATAGTATTTTTACTAATTACTCCTTCAACGCCATCAGATTGAATATAGTTTATAGACACTATATCCCCCCTCTTTAACTGCTTACCAAAAACCCCACTTCCAAATTATCTTCTATTTCTTTTACATAAACGTCAATTGTATTATCAGCAATAAATTTTTCAGTTTGATTATCAACTATATTTTTTACTACTATAGGTACTAGCTCGAACTCTTCACCCTGCGCAGTATAATCAGGATATTCCTTAATAGATCCTTGATATAAAATTACCGAATCATTTAAGCTTTTAATAATTTCACTACCAGAAGTATTTTTATTAAAAGAATAATCATCAGTAAAATTATATTGAATTCCATCTGCTAAAAAGTAAGAGTTTTTTCTAATAGTGTAGTTACCTAACCCCATACTAGCAGAACCAACTGCATTTATAGGTACAATAGAAGTTTGTTTACCTGCAGGCTTGTAACCTATAAGCTTAACTATCTTATTCATATTTTCATAGATAGAAGCTTGATCAAAATTTACTTCACTTGCAGTATTATTTAAATAGAATAGCAATACAT